ACCGTCGATGGTGAAGCGCTTACAGAGCAAGGCCCGGATGAGTTTGTTCCAAGACAAGGTCCACCAACTGGTGGTGAATTTGAACCAGCGATTCCTCCACCTGGTGTTGGAGAACCTCCTGCTCCACCTGTTGTTGAGCCAGCTGAACCGTTAACAACAGAAGGAGAAACGTTTTTAGTGAACCTCGCTCGTAAGGCATTACATATTGATTTAGGTGATGTGTTACTATCAGATGCAGAAAGAGAGCTTATTAATAAGGATGCTATACCGGAAACTTCTAAAAAGGTTGCTAAGGTTGTACGTAGAATAATTGTTGATCAAGGATTAAGTGAAGGGTTTGTGTCTAAGGCTGATGTTGTTCTTGAAAACTTGTTAAAAAAAAACGATAGAGTAGTCGTTCTTGTTCCCGGTAGCTTTAAACCACCACATAAAGGTCATTATGAAATGGTCAAACAATATAGTGAAACTTATCCTGATGGTCATGTTCATGTTTTAATTTCTGCTCCATCTGCTAAAAGTGAGAGAAAGACTAAAGATGGTAGAATAATTACTCCAACTGCTGCTGCTCAAATTTTTGAATTATATGTTGAACCTCTTAATAATGTAACAATTAGTATTTCTGATTATCCTTCTCCAGTAACAGCTGCATATGAATCTCTTAAGACGTTAGATTCAGATACAACAGTTGTACTGGGTGCTAGTAATAAAGATAATGACTGGAAGCGTTGGTCATATGCACAGAAATGGGCCGAAAAGGAAGAATTAGGTTTAAATATTCTTGATCCAGCAGAGACAGCTGTTGATGTTACTACAGACGTGTCTGGGACGCCTTATAGTGCCAGTAATATTAGAGATAATTTCGATGACTTTGATCTGATACGGAACGATATTCCAGATCACGTTGACCTGAATCAAATTAAACAGGTATTTGATTCGTTATGATATCATTTAAACAATTTGTTTTAGAAGGTAACTGGGCGACTGGCCAACCACCCGGTGATTCAGGCGAAATGCTCAACATGTTGAGTGGTGATGTATATCCAGAAGTAACAAAAGGGTGGTATAACGACGATGGTCGTGACAGACCTATGGTACTATTAGATTTACCAAAAGGAAAATTAGCGTTTTACCAATCATCAGAGGGTACTAGTGGAAAGGAAGCTGGAGATTGGTATCCTTTTTTTGGAATAGGGAGTCAGGGGTATATAATAAAAGGTGAGGTTAGTAAAATGAATACAGGGTATAATCAGCCTCAAATTAAAGAAATAATGAATACATTAAACTCATATTATCCTCCTGTGAATTCAGATGAATTTGACGCAACGTTATTTCGGAATGGTGTTGATGGGACGGATATATCAAAACAGGCTTACGGAGAAAACGAATTTCATGATATTAGAGAAATTAGTGCACAAGACGTAGGGAAAGAGTTTTTTGAGAATAATGTTGTAAATCTTATAAAGCATATATATGATATTTTAACTAACTTAGGGTTTACTGTTAGTCCTGAGGATATTGTTAAATTTAAACCTGACAATAGGGAATTTTGGCTGGGCAAGTTGAATGCAGTTGGTGTTTCCTAATTAGGAACATTTTAAATCTCTTACAAAATTATAAAATTCCTGTCTTGTAAGATCAGTTTTATCTAAAAATGCTCCTGACATTCTAGCAGTTTTCATTGTACTGTCATGCTTAACACCTCTTACACAAGCACACATATGATTAGCTTCTACTAATACTGCTACACCATTATTTTCATCACATACTTCATCTATATGTGTATGTATTTGCATAGTTAAATTCTCTTGTACCTGTGGTCGTCTCGCAAACCATTCAACGATTCTATTTAATTTACTTAAGCCTATTACTTTACCATCTCTTCCAGGTATATATGCTACATGCGCAACGCCTATAAACGGTAAATGATGATGAGAGCAGAAAGAATGTACTTTAATATTACCTTGAAATACAATACCATCATACTTATCAATATTATCAAACGCAGTAATTTTCGGAGGCTCTGTATAGCATCCCTCTGCTAAGTCATTTACAAATGCTTTTGCTACTCTTTTAGGTGTATTCGAACTATTTGGATCGTTCCTCCAATCAAACCCTAAAGCATCCATATAACCTTCATATGCCTTTGCAGCATTATCGATAATATTGTCTTTTTCTTCTAGAGTCCGTGGTCGATTTTGATTAGCGTATTGAAGTAAATCCTCATTCATATAAATCATTATAATATAATTAACATATAAGTCAACTTTATAAATATTAATATATGGAGTATACTATTCTGAACAACGGTTGTTCGTTTTCAGCACATTGGTCTCCTGATGATGCTAAGTTCATACCAGATCGTACGAGACCGAAAAATAAAAAGAGAAAGACACGGGGTGGTGTATGGGTATCATATTGCGACTTTATTCCGGGAAAAATATATAATATTGCTTATCCTGGTTCTGGTATCGAATCAATAAGAATACCTAGACTTATTAACGGTGAATCACCTTTTAAGAGGTATGAAGGAGATTTGTTGTCTGCAGACACTAATTTAACGCATTTTATTTATCAAATACCATCGTTTGGTCGTATGATACAGCCTGACTTTTTAGATCAATACAGTAAGGTTTACTGGACGATACCTGATATATTAAAAAACCGGAAACGACTAATTCATAGTAAGCAGAAGATCTTCGAATTTGGTGATGGTAAGGCTCCGTGGAGAGATTTTATAGAGGATGCACCGTACGTGGAGCACTACACGAACGAAGCATTAGCTGTAATTGATACAAATGTTATTATGGTTCGTAAAAAATGGCCTGATATTAAAATTATATTTTTACGGTATACACATTCCGGAAGATATGATCAACTAGTTTGGNAGTTTAGTGAAAAATTTCATATGACACACTTAAGTGACTATTGCAATGAAAATAATATTACGTATATATGTGAAGATAATTTCCATACTGAGTGGTTTAAGAATAATCATTTAACCGGGGATAAGCGCCATCCCAATGAAGCTGGTGCTAAATTAATAGCAGATAAAATTAAGGAGTATTTATGAAGAAATTATGGTTTAAAATTAGACTTAGATACGCACAATTTATACAATGGTTTTCTCGCAAGAGAATGAAAGATGATGATAAGGATAATATTTACCCTTTTTGGTAGTTGATTACTTTGCAGCATTATCGATAATATTGTCTTTTTCTTCTAGAGTCCGTGGTCGATTTTGATTAGCGTATTGAAGTAAAACCTCGTTCATATGAATCATTATAGTATACTAGACTCATAAATCAACGGTTAACATAAATATTTATTAATATGATCATCTTAAACAATGGATGTTCTTTTTCGACGAGTCCATCATATTGTGAGTATTTGCCTGATTGCGTGTATAATATTGCTGATCGTGGTTCTGGTATTGATGTAACACGGGTTAATGAATTTTTAAATTCTAATAAAACTAAAAATATAAATTTAACTCATTTTATCTGGCAAATACCATCTCCAACAAGACAACCATTATGTAAGGATTATACAATAGATGATTTTTTTTCGGCTCCTATAGAAATAAAACAATATATCTTTAAAAAATATGGTAAAGTAACTCCGGGCAGGGGTAAAGATAAAAATAGCTGGATAAAATGGATCAGTGAAGTATACGATATAGATTTTTTATGGGCAGTGTTAAAGTTCGTCTATAAAAAAACCGGAAAAAGTGGAAAAAGGTCTCCTATCAGTATGCAAGAAATACACGATATTATGGATCGTCGGGATTTATTTTACGAGAAAGCGATGAGAGCTATAAAATATAATATTGACCTTATTCGTAGCAGATTTCCTGAAATTAAAATAATATTTCTACGATATGAAGAAACTAGATTACAGTTTATTGCGGAATTTCATAAAAAGTTTTATAAAGAAACTGTGTCTAAATATTGTGATATAAACAATATTGTATATATTAATGAAAACAATTTTCATACTGAGTGGTTCAGGAAGAATAAACTGACATGGGATAAAAGACATCCCAATAAAGCTGGTGCTAAACTTATAGCAGATAAAATAACCTATTCGAATTATAAATCAACGTATTAAATAATTATATGGCTACTGAGCGTCCCTGGTGGAAAGCTTTTCAAAATAATATAGCTAATTCCGATGACGATTTACCTGAAAGTGATAAAGTTTATAAACGATCACGTCTTCTAGGAGACATGCACTTTATCGAAAAGACTCCGGTATGTTTAGAGGTTATAAATCCTTCTGATAAAGAATATGTTATATTATGTGCTGGCTGCTCTTTTACGCACTGTCACAAAGGACATGATGAGTATCCGTATGCCAGTATGTTACCTGGTCGATCGTTTAATATTGGAAAGCGCGGTATTGGTATTTGTACTAAATATTTTAGAATATTTTTTAAAAAACATCCAGATGTAAATTTAACACATGTCGTTTATCAAGTGCCCTGTCCAACGCGCCAACCTGTAGACTTAAATGATTATGAAGAAAATCATTTTAGATCCACCCTGAAGAGGGACGACCTTAAATCGGTATGGATGCAGATATCTGGTTGTCGTTTAACGAAACGCCAGAATACCAGCTTGGAAGCTTTTGATAAAATAGATCAATATTATAAAAAAGCTATGGATCAGGTTGATATTAATGTTAAATTAATTCGAAAAAAACAACCTAACGTGAAAATAATATTTTTACGCTATGAACATACTCAAAGGCCATTAATATATGAATTTAGCAAGAAGTTTTATAAAACCGCGTTAGCAGAGTATTGTAAGAAAAACAATATTAAATATATATATGAAGAAAATTTTAATACACAGTGGTTTAAATTTAACAATTATGGTGCGCTTGAAATCACCCGTAAGGGTGAAAAGCCCGGAGTTCATCCCAATAGAGCAGGAGCTAAATTGATAGCAGATAAAATAAAGGAGTATTTATGATGTATAATATATTATGCGCCGGTTGTTCTTTTACTCACGGTAATTTTAAAGCAATACGAGATGGCTTCAAACCGGTTGTTGACACGCCCGATCACCGCGGTGGTGGCATGAAATGTAAATTTGGGCGAGAGGGGTGGTATCCGTATGCTAATTTTCTACCCGGGACAACTTGGAATATCGGGAGATGTGGTGGTGGTATTACTCCTAAATATTTTAAAAAATGGTTTTGGAGAAACAAAGAAGAAAAGCTAACACATGTTGTTTATCAAGTACCCAGCCCGGTTCGACAGCCTGTAGATTTAAATGATTTTAATGAAAACCATTTTTATCAGTGCCCTGCGCACTTCAAAGGCCATTACGAGAGCGCTGGCAGACGAAAGTCAGCAAATCCCAGCTTCCCAGAAACAGTATTTGTTGCATTAAGAGAATCTAAATTACAAGCTTTTGATAAAATAGATCAATATCATGAAAAAGCTGTAGCCATGGTTGATATTAGTGTTAATTTAATTCGAAAAAAACAACCTAATGCAAAAATAATAATTTTACGTTATGAGGATACGAGAAGACCGTTACTGCGTGAATTTACTAAAGACTTTTATAAAATCATGCTAGCTGATTATTGTAAAGATAATGATATTTCATATATATATGAAGAAAATTTTAATACACAGTGGTTTAAAAAGAACAAATGTGGGCTTCATCCCAATGAAGCAGGTGCTAAATTGATAGCAGATAAAATAAAGGAGTATTTATGATTATCTTAAACGATGGTTGCTCTTTTTCACGTAACCGAAAGGAAATCGTGCCGCCGGGCCGAAAGCGGCTCAATGGCCGCCGGGAATCGTATTGTGTGTTCTTACCCGATATGATAGACGCACATAATATTGCTCGAAGCGCCTCTGGTATTGAGAGTTGGGGTTTGACTAACTGGTTAAAACATAATAATAAGAACACAGCGGTAACGCATTTTATTTATCAAATACCTTCCCCATCGCGACAGATTTTATGGCCCGAATTAAATGATGAAGATTTTTTAAAAGCTCCATATATCCAATCTTTTGACCAATCAGGCCGTCATGGGACGTATATCTTATATTGGGACTGGATAATGTCACTAAAAGTATTATTAGAGAGAGGCGGTATCGGCCCAACCGGCGTGCCTTACGCTTCAGCCAAACATAAACTTAATACTAAAATGAACAAACTTAATGTACATAAGCTATTAGTAAAAGTCTTTGAACATAAAGAGAGATACTTAATAAAAGGTTTAATCGAAACCGAAAAAATTGTAAATCTTATACGTGAAGCCTATTCTGATATAAAAATTATATTTTTACGATACGAGGAATCCTCGCGTCCATTAATTTATGAATTTTGTAAAGATTTTTATAAAAATATGTTACCAGATTATTGTAAGAAAAATGATATTACATATATATATGAAGAAAATTTTAATACAAAATGGTTTNATGCAAATGGCTTATGCGCTGATGGGAGACATACCAATGAAGCAGGTGCTAAAGTAATAGCAGATAAAATAAAGGAGTATTTGTAATGGATAATACGACAACTTTTGTACCTGGTGGTAATTGGGATTTTAATTTCAATAGTACTGATAAAGAGAATATAGAATATAAAATATTAAGCGCCGGATGCTCTTTTACAAAATGTGAGAAGCTTCCGGAAGGTAATAATTTTGGCGGATATTCTTATTGTGATTACTTACCGGGGAAAGTATACAACATTGGTGAACCTGGCGCTGGAATTACAAAACATTTAATAGAGAATTTTGTCCGAGAAAATGAAGGTATAGAATTAACACATTTTATCTATCAAGTACCATCACCGGCTCGCCAGCCTATAGATTTAAATGAGCAAAGAGACTCACAGTTTCATATTCGAGAAAACATCCCGGAGAAAGAAATAATAACTCATGGGTACCAGGGTACAACATTAAATAAAAATAATATATGGAATACGTTAGTATTATTTTGCTCGGACAGAGAAACTGGTAGATGGAGAAAAATCGAATCTATAACCAGTAAACGTCTTACGGAAATTTTTACTAATCATGAAAAATATTTAAATAAAGCTATAGATATAGTTAATATTAATGTTAATTTAATTCGAGAGAGATACCCTAATATTAAAATAATATTTTTACGGTATGAAGTCAATACCATTCCGTTACTTAATGCATTTTGTAAAGATTGGTATAAGAATACTTTAAACGATTACTGTAAGCGAAAAAATATTCCATATATCTATGAAGAAAATTTTAATACAAAATGGTTTAAAAATAACAATATGACAACGGATAGTGTGCATCCCGATAAAGAAGGTACTAGAATAATTGCAGATAAAATAAAAGAGTATTTATGATATACAATATATTGTGCGCTGGGTGTTCTTTTACTCACGGAAATAAAAAATATCATCTTAACAATAAGCCGGCGGATTGGTATCCGTATGCTAATTTTCTACCTGGTCGTACGTATAATATTGGAAAATGTGGTCACGGTATTTCTCCTAAATATTTTAGGCTATTTTTTAAACAATACAAAGAAGAAAAGCTAACACACGTTGTTTATCAAGTACCTAGCCCGATTCGACAGCCTGTAGATTTAAATGATTATGATGAAGATCATTTTAGACTTAGAGTTGGAGGAAGTGATAAGTATGATGCTGTAAACGGTTATACTTATATACATCAAGATGGTCAATTGGAGGAAGCAAGAATCAATGATGCTGTATGGCATCCAGGAAACAAACCAACAGTATATAGTCAATTAAGAGAATTCAACATACAGGTTTTTGATAAAAAAGATCAATATCTTGAAAAAGCTATAGATATAGTTAATATTAATGTTAAATTAATTAGAGAAAACCAACCTAATGCGAAAATAATATTTTTACGTTATGAGGATACAAGAAAACCGTTACTGTATGAATTTTGTGAAGATTTCTATAAGATCACGTTAGCTGATTATTGTAAAGAAAACGATATTTCATATATATATGAAGAAAATTTTAATACAAAATGGTTTAAAAAGAACAAATATGGAATCCATCCTAATAAACCAGGTGCTAAATTGATAGCAGATAAAATAAAGGAGCATTTATGATGTATAATATATTATGCGCCGGGTGTTCATTTACTGACGGTAATTTTAGAAAATTCGCAAAATCAGATTGGTCCGCTAGTCATTCGTATGTTACTTTCTTACCCGATAACCCTCATAATATCGGGAGCGCTGGGGTTGGTATTTCTCCTAAATTATTTAGAAAATTTTTTAATGAACACAAAGAAGAAAAGCTAACACATGTTGTTTATCAAGTACCATCCCCTTCACGTCAACCTATAGATTTAGATGATTATAATGAAGATAATTTAGGTCAATATTGGCGTTGTTTTATATTTAAACGTAAGAGTCAAAAAAGAGAATTCAACATACAGGTTTTTGATAAAAAAGATCAATATCTTAAAAAAGCTATGGAGCTGGTTGATATCAATGTTAAATTAATTAGAGAAAACCAACCAAATGCGAAAATAATATTTTTACGTTATGAGGATACGAGAAGACCTTTACTGTATGAATTTACTAAAGATTTTTATAAGACCATGTTAGCTGATTATTGTAAAGAAAATGATATTTCATATATATATGAAGAAAATTTTAATACAAAATGGTTTTTCAATAACAAATATGGAATCCATCCTAATAAAGTAGGTGCAAAGTTAATAGCAGATAAAATAAAGGAGTATTTGTAATGTATAATATATTATGCGCTGGTTGTTCATTTACAGCCGGGTGGAACCATACTAGCAATTTAGCTATTATTGATCGCCCTGTGGAGGATCGGTCTAAGGTCAGTACTGATATTCCGTCAGACATTGGCACTAGTTTGATTCCCACAGATTATGTATACAGACACCCTAAGGATAAGTACGAAGTTTCGATCGAAGTAAAGGATTTTGTACGAAACCCATATGTCTCTTATACTAATTATTTACCCGAGACAACATATAATATAGGCAGACCAGCTAGTGGTATTCAAAGTCAAGATATATCGAGATTTATTAAACGAAATAGAGATATACATTTAACTCATTTTATTTATCAAGTACCAAGTCCTGCTAGACAACCAAAACAATTAAATCATCCTTATATGTGGCCTTTTTGTGGTCGGGAAAATGATATTCTTTGGTCTGCAGGTAAAAAAAATAGAACGGTATGGCGATTGTTAAAGGGAGGTAATATAGATATATTTAAGAATCAACATTTATTTTTAAACAGAGCTCTACGTAAAGTTGATAACAATGTTAACATTATTCGACAACAACATCCTGACATAAAAATTATATTTTTACGTTATGAAGAATCCCGACACCCGTTGATCGCTGAATTTTGTGAACCTTTTTATAAGGATATGTTACCACATTACTGTGAAGAAAATAATATTACGTATATATATGTAAATGAATTTAATACATTATTGTTCTACCGTGAGAATTTAACTATTGATAAAGTACATCCTAACATTAAAGGTGCAAAAATAATTGCAAAAAGAATAAAGAAAGATTTATAATAAATATCGATATGGTTATCTTAAACAATGGTTGTTCTTTTTCAGCTAAAAGCAAAATTAAATATGCTTTAAGTGGTGAAGGTAAACCCGGTGAAAGTCGCGTCCTACTCCGCAAAGATGGCAAAGTACGCCGGCATAAAGATTGGAACCTAATATCATATTGTGATTATTTACCAGGAGAAATACATAATATTGCTAAACACGGATCCGGTGTTGACGTAATACGGATTAAGACGTTTCTAGATTCTGTACACGAACGGTGGATTAAAAAAAATAAAGAATTAACGCATTTTATTTATCAAATTCCTCATCCCACTAGACAACCTATATTTGAAGAGCTAAAAGATGACGAAGAATTTTATAAAGCTACTTTACAAATTGATGAGGTTTGGGGTATTAAGGACGCACCATCTTACGTTGACCGAGCTGCTAAACACTCAACAGGTGATAGTGAACGGTTAACAGATGTGCTCAAGCTCCTAGGTCGGAGATTTAAGAGATTCGCGTTCGGTGAAAAATATATAGACACACCGTGGNATGAAATTCGAAAAAATGAGTATCTACAGCAAAACTTTTTATGGCATCAAGTATGTAATGAAAATAAAATCTTCGGCCCGGATGAACGTGAAAGATATTTAAAGAAGGCACTTAATGGTGTAGACCAAAATGTTAATATGGTTCGTAATAAATGGCCAAATGTTAAAATTATATTTTTACGATATGAAGAGACTAAAATACCTTTAGTTTATGAGTATGGAAAAGATTGGTTTAAAAATACATTATCTAATTATTGCAAAAATAATAATATTACATATATATTTGAAGAGAACTTTAATACAAGATGGTTTCATGATAACGGTTTATGTGATGATAAAAGACATGCCAATCACACCGGCGCTAAATTAATAGCAGATAAAATAAAGGAGCATTTATGACATTTTTTTATAGAATAAAATTAAGATATCTTCAATTCAAGCAATGGTTATTACGAAAGCTCGGAAANGACGACGACGACGACAATACATATCCTTTCTGGTAATTAATTATAAATAATTATATGAAATCTATTTTGTTGTGTGGTGGTAAAGCTTGTTGTCCGATGTTAGTACTACTTAAAGACAAAAAAACAATCCAAATTACAGATGATACAGGTAATACTGTTGAGATGGATATATCTCAAGCTAAATTAATTGATCAGGCTTTAAAAGATATTTTAAAGGAGGATAAATTATAATTTTTATTGATGTATTAGCGTGTATTGGTTTAATGTTTATTCTCAAATATGGTACTATTCTTAATTTCCCTAGAAGAATCATCACAAAAATATCTTTCATAAAGGAATTATTTAAATGTAGTTTATGCTTAGGCTTCTGGGCTGGTGTTATTGTATATTTTGTTAGTAAAAATGAATATATATTGTTTCCATTTGTAAGTGCTGGTGTATGTTGGATAATAGATAATTTCAATAATGTACTTCAATCGATTGAAATAGAGCTTGATAAATAATTATATATGATAGTTGATTATTTTTAGGTTTATTCTATAATGTATATATGAAGTTTACTAGTACGAAGATTCTTGAACTCGGTAGCTGTGCTTTTCGACAACCAAATGCCAGTCATTCTCATTGTAGATTTTTACATGGTTATAGATTAACAGCTAAATTCTGGTTCGGTACTAATCAATTAGACGAGAACCATTGGGTTGTAGATTTCGGCGGCTTAAGCCGTCTTAAAAACATTTTAAAAGATCAGTTTGATCATACAGCTTGTATTGCGGCAGATGATCCTGCACTACCTATTTTTGAAGAATTACAAAAAGCAGATGCATGTGATTTAAGAGTAATGCCTAATGGAACAGGTATTGAGAGAATCGCTGAATATTGTCATAATATTGCTAATGATGTTATAAGAGAGCAAACCGAAGATAGATGTTGGGTAGATAAAGTTGAAGTATTTGAACATGAAAATAACTCTGCTATTTACACCGAAAATATGGTTACTACCATGAGATTTGCTGAGAACGCTGGAAGTATTTGTTAAAATGGGTAAAGGAAGTAAAAGACGCACAGGAGAAGATACAAATAGTATTGTTACTAATTGGGATGAAATTGACTGGGATCATACGCTTAAGGCTGCTGATCAGTATTTAAAATCTACTAAAGAAGAAGCTGATAAAAAGAAAAATGAACGAAAAAGAATCAACGATAATGATCGCGGACGGGACTGAGACAATATATCTATCAGACGATAAGATATTCTACACAGTAGAGGGAGAAGGTGAGTTTATAGGTTATCCCTCTGTATTCATGCGTCTTTCAATGTGTAATTTAACATGTCAAGGATTTGCTTCTGAAGATTCACCACATGGTTGTGATAGTTATATTTCTTGGAGTGTGAAAAATAAGCTTACTCTTAAAGAAATTTTTGATTTCTTTGAAAGTAGTGGATATAAAGATCATTTATACAATGGTGCTATATTAAAAATCACCGGCGGAGAGCCCTTAGTACAACAAAAGGCACTATTAAAGTTTTTAGAGTATATGGAGGTCGAATGGGGCTGGGTTCCTCGGATAGATTTTGAGACTAACGCAACAATTTTACCAGATCCAGAGTGGTTGAGAGTCGGTGCAACATTTACTACTTCTCCTAAGATGAGTAATAATGGAGACCCGGAAGCTAGGCGATATAAACAACCGGTTTTAGATTGGCATTCTATAAATGGATCTGGTTTTAAGTTTGTTATTGATAAAGAGTCAGATATCGATGAAGTCTTTGNTAAATATATTACACCGTTTGATATTCCTACAGGTAGGGTATGGTTAATGCCGTGTTGTGGTAGCAGAGAAGAGCATATAGAGAAGGCTCCTATGGTTGCCGAGCTAGCTAAGAGGTATAGGTTTAATTTTAGTCCTAGATTACATTTATTGATATGGGATATGGCCTTAAAAGTATAGATTAATAAATATTAAATAATATGAGAATTGCAATTAGCGGAACAGCGTGTCAGGGTAAGACAACCTTAATTACAGATTTCTTAGAGCAATGGCCTACCTATAAAACACCTAAAAAAACTTATAGAGACATTATCAAGGATAATAATCTTGATCATTCTTCTAAAACTAATAAAAAAACCCAAAAAAATATTTTAGATTTTATGATCAAAGAGCAAAAGAAATATCGGAGCTCTGATAATGTAATCTTTGATAGATGTCCGTTAGATAATCTTGTATATAGTATGTGGGCGACAGAGCAATCTGACTTAGATATTGATGATAAATTTGTACAAGAGTGCATACCTCTTGTTAGAGAGAGTCTTTCTAATTTAGATATTATATTCTTTACACCCATAACAAAAGTGTCACCTGTTGAGCTTACAGAAGATGACTTACGTGACACTGATCCGAAAGTCATAGAAGAAGTTGATAATATATTCAAAGCTATGCACCGGGAATATATGCAGAATGATGAGAGTGTCTTTTTTATAAAAGACGATAAACCTGGTATTATAGAAGTATTTGGTGATCGAAGACAGCGTATAGCAATACTTAAGCTTTATATAGATGCTGAGGGAGATATACACCCCGGTGGTGATCTCATTGATGAAGCTATGTTATCTGATCTAAAGGCATTGAGTGGGGTATGGAATGATGTAGATCCTGCAGAACATTCTCATTTACGAAACGCTATGGAAAAGCAAATTAAACAGGATCGAAGTCATCGGATGAATAAATAATTATATGACTGATTATGATAAATTATGCGAACGATATATGACTAGACAGGTACGTTCTTTTTATCCTCGTAAGTTTGAATTATCTACAGAGTTTCTTGATGCATTTAAATTAGAATATTCTCGGCTAGTAGAAGGCGGTCAAAATAAAAAGACTCTATTAGAAAGAATTCGTAAAGCTTTAAGTTTCCATCTTTAAATTTCGTAATACTTTTACAATATATTTTAATATTTCAGATCTCACAATATCTAATTCATTAAACTTAAATACACATATACCCTGATCGATAGATTCTTTCTTATTAAATGCATTTATGATCGCCTTAAATCCAGTTTTAACTCCAATATCACTTTGTTGCGTGTCTCCAGTTACTATATATTTCGTATTTTCTCCAAATCTTGTTAATATTGTAGTTAATTCCCCTGGAGTTAAGTTTTGAGCTTCATCCACAACAACACAAGCATTATTAAACGTTAATCCACGCACGTAATTAACAGGTACGCATTTAATATATTGTTCGCTTATTAAATTAGAAGATAACGACTTATCTAAAAATTCATTTAATTTTTCAAACAATGGAAAACACCATGGTAAGAACTTATCATCAACTTCTCCAGGAAGTGACCCCATACTTTTTGAAGCCGACTCTACAATGCTTCTTATGTAGATAATTTCTTGTACTTTTCGTGTACGTAATAACTGTAAAGCAACATATACTGATAAATATGTTTTGGCCGATCCAGCAGGCCCATCGACTAATGCCATCTTACAAGTGTCCTTGAAACAATTTTCAAGGAATTCTTCATGAACTGGGGTTATCTCATATTTTTGTGTAACATTAAAATTTAGGAATGTATTTTTCTCTATACTTTCTTTTATTTCCTCGTTATTAACTATTGCTTTTCTACTAACTCGTTTGCCACTAAGTGCAGTCTTTTGATTTGAGTTAGAAACCGACGCGGAACGTCCTTTTCTAGCCATATCTTTAAGTATTTATTGCATTTCACATAAATTCAAATCAATAATTAAACATTTATCAATGATAAAAATATTTACAGGCTGGAGTAATTCAGGTGGTTCGACGACAGCACTTATTAACTTATGTAATTTATTTAACGACAACGGATATGAATGTATAATGTATGGTCCACATACATGGCACTTAGATAGGTGTCGCGGTGCAAATCTACAAACCGCGACTACTACAAAATCAGATAAAATTATATATCATTTTCTTGATGTAAGAAAAACTAGACCAGATGTTGACAAGTTTGTTTTAACCTTGCACGAAAAGGCTCTATATCCTCTTAAACAGAAACCATTTCATATTTTTGATAAAGTTCATTTTTTAAATAAAGAACAGATTAACTGGCATGGTGTTTATAAGGATATTTCGTGGTTTATATGTGGTAATGCTCATGAGAGCTTAATACCGTTTAAACAGCTAAAACAAAGAGTAGCTGGCATTATAGGTAATATCGACGAGAATAAACAAGTACATATTTCAATACAAAGAGCTCTTAAAGATGGTCATAAAGATATTCGAATATACGGTAATAACAATGACCCTCAATATTGGAATAATTATGTACAGCCGTTATTAAATAAAAACTCTAATGTAGTTAAGTTTATTGGATATGAAAATGATAAACAGAAAGTATATAATACAGTGACTGATGTATATCATTCTTCATTATCTGAGAATGCTTCACTTGTATATGATGAGTGTAGGTTAACAGAAGTTACCTTTCACGGTAATGAAAATATTGTTGATCAGCCTATTTGGTCAAATGTCGCTATTTTAAAATTATGGGTACAGCAATTAGAATTATGAGCAATATTATTCAAACATTATGGATCGGAAATACCCTTTCACCTATGGAGATTTTATCTTTGAATTCATTTGTTAAAAATGGTATGGAAATTCATTTGTATTGTTATGAAGATATAAAAAATGTTCCTCGAGGCGTAGTTATAAAGGACGGTAGAGATATTCTCCCTAAAGAAGATATTTTTGCATATCAAGTTGGTGAAGGTAAAGGATCATATTCTGCTTTTTCTAATTACTTTCGATATAAGCTGTTATACGAAAAAGGTGGATGGTGGGTTGATACAGATATGGTCTGTCTACAACCGTGGAATTTTACAGAAGATCGTGTGTTTTGCTCTGAGGAAAATTATGAAACAGGATTACCTTTCTTAAACACAGGTGCTATTAAATGTCCAGTTGGTGATGAGTTAATGAATTATTGTTATAACGAATGCTTAAAGAAAGATAAACAAACCTTAGAGTGGGGTATCGTAGGTCCAAAGCTTTTAAATACAGCAGTACATAAATTTAAATATACTAATTTTGTTAAACCTACACGGTCCTTTAGTCTTGTTGCTCCTTTTAGGTCACAATTGTTTATTATTCCAAAAGGTGGAGTATATGGTCTAAATGTATTAACGGATTTAATATTTACTCCAGGTGAAAATGTATATGGATTACATTTATGGAATGAAGCTTGGAATAGAATAGGTATAAGTAAGCATATTGACCATCCTGTAACTTCAATTTACGAGCAATTAAAATTAAAATATGTATAATATAGTATTTTTAATTAGTAAAGAACATTATAATACGAAAATGTCTCGTATTAGGTTTCATTCTATACGAGCTTTGTTTAATCATAAACAAGTCAATGGTATATATACCGGTCCTGGATGGGATAATTGGGTTTCCACTATATCAGTACAGACGAATTTAGATAATATTCTTAAAGGTAAAGAATGTCATTTAGTTATTGGATATAAACCTCTTGAAATTTCAGGTTTTGCAGATATTACTTATAATAAATGTATTCGTTATAACGAGATGTATGATAAAGAATGGACATTAAAAGAAATAACTGAAAGTAAAGCTAATGTTATTATATGTCATCATTATAATGATTATAAAGAATATATAAACATTTTAAAAACTATTTGGCAAAAAGAAATAGATAAATGTTTAACATGGGTTCCTCATAGCGCCGATGCGAGTATATTTAAACCTAAACCTGAAATAGAAAAAAAATACGATGTAGCACTTGTAGGAGCTACTAATGTTACAACAATGTTAGGAGAACATTATCCATTAAGAGCGAGAATGAGTAAGTTGNTTAGGTTAATGCCGTCTCAATATAGGTGTGGTGTTATTCCGCACGTTGGTGGNTCGCACTCAGATGCATATACAGATAAATATGCTATCGATTTTGCTGATAAAATAAATTCAGCTAAAATTATTATAACAGATAGTGGTGCACCTAAATCTAGATTTGGAAAATATATAGAAGTGCCTATGTGTGGTGTTGCCTTGGCTGGGGATGTATATGATGACCACCCTAGAGATGTTGAATTATTAAAGTCCTTTTTAATTGATATTAATATGCAAATGTCTGATCAAGAAATTATTAAAAAGCTTATTTATTATTTAGAAAATAACAACGAAAGGGAGGAGAAGGTAAAAGCTGGTATTGAATATACTAAAGATTTTACTCAAGAGAGATATGCAGAGAGGTGTGTTAATGTATTAACTATTTTACAAAAACAAAAAAATAAGTATATTGAATATATTAATTTGCAAAAAGAAAAAACTACTGATCCTGTACGGAGGGAAAAGTGGTTAAATGGAGAGTGGTTAAGTAAGCTCG